AATATTCCCCGATTTGTTTTCGAGAACCTAAATTAAATTCTTGTAACTCTTGTCGCATAAATGGTTTTATGTCTTGAGTTTCTTGTAATCGTTCATACTCCTCTAAAGTTAGTCCTGACTTAGATAATGTTCCATCTTTCTTCAACTTCGGAGTTACTTCTTTAACATCAACAAGTTTTGGTTTAAATGTTATCTGTACTTCATCCTCTACTTCAGTCATTCGAGCTTTTAATTTTGCTAATAGCTTCATAGCTTTTTCAACATCAAATAAAAAACCAGTCTGTTCTTGCTCAATCATTATTCGAGCAACATCAGTTTCTAATTTTAAACTTTCGGGGTCAAAGTTCTTGCCCTCATCTAACAAAGCAAAGTAAACTTTTTCATTTAGTAAAACATCTTGAACACAATACTCTAACATCTCTGGAGTATATACATCAAAGTCATCGGGTTGTTCTTGCTTGTAAAACTTAACTCGGTATCCCCAAGTTTTTAAGCTATGTCCGTTTTCTCTGACTGGTTGGTATAATCTTGACATGATTAATGTATCAAGAACAACGCACTTAAAATTAGCCCCATGAAGTTTTTCTAAGACTGGCATATCATAACCTAGAATATTGTGACCAATTAGAACATCAGCCTCCTCTAATAATTTAATCCCTTCTTTTAATTCATCAGGACCAAACTTATAGACTTTTTGTTCATCAATATCCTTGGCTACAATACACCAGACTTTACTAGGGGTTAAACCATCTGCTTCAATATCAAAAATCAAGTTCTTCATTTTCAAATGTCTCGTCATTACTTACTTCAAATAATCTACCAGTTTCAGGATTGTATTGCAAAGAACAAGCTAATCCAGTATCACCAGTATATCTTGATTTTAATACTCTAACCTTAGTCGTGTTAGCCTCTGCCGGGTCAGTTGCCTGTTGATTTCTTTCCAATGCTATTACGCAGTCAGAGAGCTGTGCTATGCCCTGCGAACCTTTAAGATGACTCAGGGAGACAGTCACACCTTTTTCGTGCCCCCTGTCGCCTGTAGCACGTCTTAAATGGGATACTAAGATGAGTCCTACATTCGTTTCTTCAACAAGGCTACGAAGTCTGTTCATTAAAGTATCAATTCCACGTCTTTCATCGCCTTCTGTCAAGACATTGACAAGCATATGTAAGTGGTCAACCACGACCCATTTACATTCACAACCTACAATCATATAACGTAGCTTTGCAAATATCTCATCAATGTCCGTTGCACCGAGGTGTGAATGAATAAAGACTCTATTCTTTTCAATTACTTTGTCAAATAAAGCATTTAAATCTTCTTCGCTATAACTATCTCGTTTTTCATTTAGATATAGCCGGTCATTAGCTTCAATAGATATTAAACCATCAGCAGTTCTTAACCAGTTTTCTTCAAGGGCAATGATACCAACATTATCTTTGGTTGTCTTGATAAGCCAATGCTCTAGCTCTCTAGTCACAGAAGACTTACCAAGACCCGTACCACCGGTTAAAGTTACTAATTCTCCTTGTCTTAATCCATATAGTTTTTTGTTTAAACCTTCCCAAGGGTAGGCAATACTTTCTTTTACTTCTCTGTTTAACCAGTTATCTTTTTGACTGGACAACTCCATGATTCCAGATGGAGTATATGTTTTAGCTTCCCACCATGCTTTAGTAAATCCTTGGAATTGTTTTTGACTAAGCATATCGTTAGCATCTTTGTAACCATTAGGGAAAGACATGATTCTTACCTTCCCGGGTTTTAATATTCTAGCTACCTGTCGTGCTGCTTCTCGCCCTGCTTTGTCATTATCAAAACACAAAACTATGTTTTCAAATGATTCAACAAACTCTATGCTTTCTCGAATATCTTTTACTGCACCTGATGCCCCACGTTTCAATGAGACTACTGCCCACTTACCTTGAAATAATTCATCAACTGCCATCGCATCACATTCACCTTCGGTTATTGTTAAATACTTTCCACCGGTATTACGATACAGTTGTTCTCCAAATAACCCAGTACCTTCAAATGTACCTTTGGTCATAAAATTCTTATCAGCTACAAACCTTGTCTTAGTTATTGCTATCTCATTACCATTAAAGTATGGATAGATGTGCTGAGTGATACCACCTTTTGCATCCTTGACTATCCTAACTCCAAACTTTTTAGCAGTGCTTTCGCTTATGCCTCTGTCGGTTAGTTCGCCAAAGATTCCAGTGTAAGAATCTAAAAATGTATTTGTTGCTTTTGGTGTTGTTTCCACAATCTTGCCCTCACTTGCAGTTTCATAATCGGTAAAAAAAGTAGAGCAACTGAAACAATAAGCTGACTTATCAGCATTCATTGAAACAGCATCAGAGCTACCACATTTTGGACAGGGCAACCTGTGCTTTACAAATTTACTTTTTTCGTATTGCATTCTATCTCCAATAAGAAAGCTAGGCTAGGAACAAATAGAGGTATGAAAAACCTAACCTAGCTTAATGTTATGTTATGAATCAGATTCTTCTGCGACCTCTACATCACTGATTGTTTTAGTCTCTGATTCTACCTCAGTTGTACCAGACTTTTCTTCATTAATTATTTGCACAATCTTATCTGAAAAAAAGTTAATAGCTGCTTGAGTTTCCTCAAGGTCTAAAGTCTGATTTACTTTTTTCTGATTGAGTCGTTGTAATCTACCGAATACTCCTTGTCCTGCTTCGGGCAAGTCTTCGACATTTATATCAACTCCATCAATCGTAACGTATGGCTTTTGTTCTACTTGTTCCATTAAAACTCCTCGCCATCTTGTAATAGCTCATCGCCATCAGCACCTTTGTACTCAACAAGGTCAGTCACTTGTACTGCTTGTAAGTCAAGACCTATGTAAGGACCAAACTTCCCCTCGCCACTATACTCATTGTACTGAACTCTAACTTTAGAGCCATTACCAACAGCAACATTTATTTCTTGCTTGTCTTTATCAAGAAGTCTAGGAGCAGACCTAACCATTCCGTTAGGACCATTCACTTTTCTTTTGATAACTAAAGCAGGACCTTCATCATGTTGCTTTACTTTATGACCCCTAGATGCAAAGTCATTCGCAATGCTTTCCTCGACAATTAAGTCAAGTGTATACACTGGTTCAAACCTAGTATTAGGAGTTGTGATACTCGCCCACTTGGCGACACCATTTAATATAGCCATAGTTTTACCTCCACTTAGCTTTATTATTATTAAAAAATCTAGTGACAGTTTTTGAGCCAACTACTGTCGGAGTTCTAACCACAGAAGCAGTTAAACCAAACCATTCTAATTGGAGATAGAGGGCTTGTTGGGTCTGATTACTCATGTTCATTCCTAACATTATAGCATAAATAATTTTCATTATCTACCTTGTCCTCTATATTTTTTATAACTACGTTTGCGATGTTTATTCATATGTTTCATAGAAACTTTTATTCTTCTGCCTCTTCCACCTGTACCTTGTGAGGTACTTTTCTTAGTGGGGTTTATTGATACTACTGTCTTCTTGACTGCCATTTATTAGTGTCTCATATATTAATTGTTCATTATCTATTTTACTTCGCATTTGACGAAGCAATTTTATATCACCCATGAATGGATAATTCTTACCTGTATCTATTTGAGTTAAATTTACAATGTCTTGTACTGCTGTCATGCCTATTAAATTATCAATAGCCTCAACCACAGTAAAGGCAAAAGTTTTTATAGTCTCAACTTCGCTATCTATGATTACTTCACATTCATATTCATGCATTTATTTTTTCCTGTAATTGTTTGTAGGTTTTTATTTCTGGATATCTTTTTAACTTTTTCATTAACCACTTATCACTCATAAAAGAAAGAATAGTTTTGTCGGTGGTGTGCATATGAGTTTCACTAGGTAATAACTCATCAACATTATCAACAGTCAATGTCTTTGCTTGTTCTTCTGGCAACAAACTCCTCAACCATTCAACCTGAATTGGTTTAATTCTTTTTTTTAGTTCTCGAACTTTGCGTTGGTTCAATTTTAATTACTCCTTCTTCTAATAAATCTTGCACAAACTTTTTTGAATTACCTATTAGTACAGATTTAACTTCCTCAACATTTTCTGCATCAACTGAAAGACCTGCTAAGTGTCCTATATAAATATCAAATTTCATTTTCTAACTTTATAAATTCCTGAAAGTTTTTCTTTTTTAGTATGTTCACTTTGCATAATCTCATTGTATAATTGTTGTTGAATTATTTTATATTCCGTCTTGTCCTCTACATTTAACAGTTTAACATTTTCTAATTTAGGTTTCCAAGTTTTCCACCATATTTTTTTTAATGGTCTAACATTCCATTGCCATTCTATATTCCTGCCTTCGTAGTCATAGCCAAAAATAGGATTATGTTCAAACACTATCTGCCTCCATCATACATTTATGTTGCAATGACATTGCTTCAATATCTTTAGAAGATATAGCAGTATCACAATGAGTTGATAAAAAGGCAATAATTAAATTAGGAATAGTATTTTCTTCATAATGTTCCCAAACATAATCGCAACAATCAGCTTCTAAATCTGGTCTAGTTGGCAACTGCCATAACTCCGCTACCACTTCACTTATTGTTTCTAATATTCTCTCATTGAATTTATTACTCATCATTACCTCCTAGCATTTCCTCAAAAGTATAATCAGAATGATTGGTCACAAAAAATTTATCGCCATGATAAAACACTTCATGCCCCCATTTGTTAGTATAAAATTCTTCATAATGATTATCAATAAAGTCATTAAACTTTTTGTATTCTTCTTTAGTTAGAATTTTAGTATTGTCTTCATAAAAATTAAACATTGCCATTTGCTACTCCTCTGCTAATGCTTCAAAAAGAGTATTAGCTTTTTCATCTAAACGATTTGGTAAAGATAATTCTCTTTTCAGTTCTTCTATTTCTATTTGAGCTATAAATAATTCAGTCGATAAATTATCAACAACTTCTGTTAACATTGTTAAACTATCAATAGTTTCTTTTTGCATTTCTTGTGTATAAAATGTTATCTCTTCAACATCATTGACGTTGTTATTAACAGTTGCAAATGCTCTTTGTGTACCATACATAGTAATTATATAAACACCAACAAAGGCAACTAGAATAATACTGGTAATTGTTTTATATATCATGCGTTCTCCAATGCTTCTACTCGTTCAATAATGTCTGACATATTATCATTTATTTGGTCATCTACATAGCTTTCCATGTCGTAATATGTAGGTCTATCATCTACATCTATACGCATACCAGCTACCTCATTTACATTCTCTACTAGTTCATTATCAATCTGAGTTAGTTGACCTTCTAACTCATCAATCTCTAAAAACTTCTTGATAAATTTTATTATTTTTTGTTTCATTATTACCTCCATTTAGGTTATTGAAATTACAAACCCTGATGTATCTTTCTTAGCTTTACCTTTAGCAGTCAAGCCAACAACAACATTGGGTTCATCTAAAAATCGCATATCATATTTATCGCCATCAATAACCTTACGACCTTTATACCATAAGGGCAGGGCATGATTAAATACAACTGCAATATTATAACTTAACTTGTCAAACCATGAAGCATATTTTTTATTAGCTTCTGAGTATGACCAAGTTAAATGATAATTCTTTATGTGACTAACTTTCCTAGTAGGTATTTTAGTATAGTCATAAAACTGTATGTCGGGGAAAGTATCAAAGACATTAGCTCCTTGAAGCTCTTGATACTCCCATTGAATATCAGATGTACCGTTTAATCTGACACAAGGTTTTTTATTTAAGCGTTTTGCTTTTTGCTCAAACTTATATATCTCATCATAAAGTTTTTCAAGAAATAACTCTGGAGTATCTAAAAACATTTTAGTCCTACGCTTACGAGCTTCTTGAATCACATTAGTAGTCTCGCCTTTTTTAAATATACCACCACGACCAGCAGTATTTAAACAAGCATCTTTGCATTTAGCAATATCTTGATAAGGACATATTTTAGTACTGTTGGGGTGTAAGTGCATGATAGCACTTGTCCATTGGTCATGTAGCTTATCACCTTTTATTAATTTAGGATTACCTTGTACTGTTAGTAGTGTTGTCATTTTTTGCCCTCTTGACTTTTGGTTTAATCTTATCTGGAAAAGGTTCTAAACCTTGTCTAATTCTTGCCATCATTTGCATATGGTCTTTTGCTGTCATACTCATAATCTACCTCGTATTATTTTTAATTATGTGCCAAGCTTTTTGAATATCATCAGTCGGCTCGTCTGCCCATTCTATTTCTCTAGTAATAACATCATCAATAATTTTAATTGCATCAGATACACTTCTTATACTATCCATAAAACACCTCAATAATCATTGTCGTTATATTTTACTATACCTTGTTTGTCAAACTTTTTAGGTTCGTGAGGTTTAACAAAAAACAAAGTTGCCATAGCACTTGTGAATACTATGATACAAAACATTAATAAATAACCATTATCCATAATTACATCCTATAAAAATATACATCCCACCTTACCGCATGTTCTAATGGGCAAAAGGGAATTGTTCTCTGATTGTAGTGAGGATTTTTTCTACCCCACCTACCTTGACACTTCACATAATGGTTAGTAAGTCCTAACTTATTAGTGTAAGTTATTGTTTTTCTTAGCTTTTTTAATTCATCTAAACCTTCTGATTTATCTTTATCATTAGGATTGAATACAGTAAAAGCATAACTGCTTGTGCGAGGTTTACTCATGCTTCCTCCTTTTGCCATTCATTATATTTTTCAAAGATAAAATCTCTTTCTGCTTCGGTACAAAACCACTCTGCATCTACAATAGACTCACAATCATCTTTCCCTATTTTAATAGTACGAATACCAAAAGGCAGACCTTCGTTGTACCAAACTTTTTCACCATTACCATTTACTCTATAATATCTGTCAGTTTGTTTGGTTTCTTTATCTACTTTTATCTGTTTATATTTCATGCTTCCTCCCCATATATCCATTCATACTGCTCTTTAATTTCTTCATCACTCATTGATTTAAAATTACTAAAACAATTAAGATAAACAAACTCAAACAGTTCGTCATATTTATCTGTAATAACTAAATCTTTTAAATAATCTATTTCGTTATCAACTAATCTATCTTTCATTTCTTCAATGCTCATGCTTCCTCCTTATTTTCTGCTCGTTGCCTTGCATATTCTAAACTCTGCCATTGGTCAGCATCTCCTAATATTGCAACTGCAATACCATTTACCAAGTCTTCCAAAGTATAACCTTCTCTGAGTTTTACTTTAGCTTCTGAGTAATCATACTCACACATATCATAAATAACATCTTCCATGCCACTAAATAATCGCATAGCATCTGCCCCCTTTTGTATATCATCTGAATCAAAACTTACATAGCTCATTATTCTACCTCAATTTTACAAGTATTTAAATTTTCTTCTGGTATCAAACAAGATATTTCAAACTCTTGCCCACCACTATGAACAATAATAATATCTTTGCTACCAAAAGTCTTACCAGCACTTTCGTGTTCTCTAGTTCTTAAAACTATTCGTTCTACATTGTGCAAACTAATCTCTTTCAATGCCATCTTGTTTCTCCAACTCTTCTACAAAATCTTTAATCTGTTGAAACTTATCATTATGATATCGTTCTACTTCTAATTTACTTTCAAGATTTAAAGCACGAACTACATGAACTAAATCCATGTCAAGTATATTTACCCAATCTCCTTTGCTTCTTGACCAATATTTAAATTCATTTGTCATATCGCAAGGTATTTTACTTTCTTCAATAACAGATTGTATTTCTAATAATTTTTTAACTTTCATTAAACTACCCTCACTATATCTTCAACATAAATACTACCCATTTCATCAAAGAAACCAACTTCACTAGCTTTCATATCAACAAGTAAAGTAGTTTTAAAACCTCTGCCTTGTTTAATAGATTCTAGAGCATAAGCATTACACTCTCCTAGTCCATTATTAACTCTTAACAGAGTACCTTTTTTGATTGTTTCTAATTTATCTATCATAATACACCTCCAATAATGTATATAGTTTATCATGTGCGAAACCTAGCAGAGTTATTAGGAGAGACAAAGTTCAGCTCTCTTACTAGGTTTCGACTTTTATGAATAATCAGCCGAACTCTGTTATGAAATCTGTGGTAGTTTTTAGAAGGTCTACCAACTTCTCCTAACTCGGTATTAAAGTCTTTTTATAGGAACTAAAGACTGTTGATGGTTCATATCTCTATATTAATCTAGGTTATAATACAAACCACCTTGATAAGTTTTCAGTTGGTTTTTTTATATCGGTAATAACTGTGCTTCTCAAGGCAAAAGACCGATAGTGTGTCTCCGAGACCTCATCATATAAATAATTTATGACCACTTCCTGATGGTAGAACCTAAATCGGTGAGGTTATTTCAAGAACTCATTAACTACTGCCACTCTGAAATTATTTACATAATTTAATCTTAGGTTGCCCTGAGACCTCGCAAAGTCTAACCGAACCAACCCAGAAAAGTCAACATGTCTTTAAGTATTAATGTTCTTTAAAGATACTTTATAGCTCTTTGACTTCTTCTTACCTTTTCTATCAAGAAAACTAATTAGCCCTCAATAGGGCTAAAGAGTATAACCTTGAGCCAAACCACACGTCAAGTAGTGTTTAATATTAATAGCGATTCCATGTGGAAAGGATATAAATAGTTCCCATGTCCATACTATAATTATTTAAATAATCATACTCAGTATTTAACATAGCCCTCAATCCACCTTTGCGATACAGTTTAGCTCTAGTATTTTTGTAAGAAATATCCTCAATAAATGAATATTTTAATGCTCTAATATATTCCTCTGCTTGTTGTTTGCTTGTAAATTTTTTAATCATAATAGCCCTCAATAGTTATATATATTAATATGTTCGTTGAACTCCCTTCATTGTCGCTTATCTTCCGCAACAAAGCTAGGGGTGTTATTTAATAGCCCTCAATCGCAACTTTATTATAATGCTCAATAATAAAAAAAAGGTACAATTTAAAAAGGTACATCAAAAAAATTCAAAGGTACAAAAGATAAAAAGGTACAATGATTAAAAGGTACATAAAAATTTAAAGGTACATTGAAAAGGTACATAGTTTTTAATGCTGTATAAATTTACAGTATTGACAAGGTTTCTAAAATGTGCATTGGTTGGAAAAATAAATTTGCATTTAGTTTTTTCTTCTGGCAATATATATATAGATTTTTGATATTGATAACTCTTAAATTAGTCTTACGTTAAAAATCTAATCCGATAGGGATTTAAAAAAATGGCTCATTAGCCCTAGTATGAAACGAGGTTGTACTTAAAAATCAAAAGGCGGAGAGAGGGAAAAGCCCGATTTAAACGGGATTAAACTCAGAGCAAAATAAAACATAGTTTGCAAAGCTAGGGATAACTAGGATAAATAAAAACTGTAAAACTTAAATTTTAATTAAATCAATAGAGGTAAATTATGATTCATATAATTAATAAAAAAGGTTATGTCTATGAGTGTTCTTCGTTCCGAGAAGCAATGCAAATAATTTTGAGGTTGTCATTCAAGAATGAAAAACCAAAAGGCATAATTTCCGATAATATGAAGAATAAAAGAGGGCTAGAGCGTTATTGTGATAGTCTTCACGATTCTATAAACAACGAGGTATAATTATGAAAGTATCAGAAGAAACGTTAGAAAATTGGAAGGGCATTCAAGCCAGTAAAGCAACAATATTTGCGGTAGCAAGTAAAGAAGCTAATCGGCTCAAAGAGTCTTCTAAATTTAAAACTGACAAAGAGAGTGCTAATTTCTTTTTTACGTGGCGTTCGAGGATTTATGGGTGCTTAAAGGGTGAGCAAAAATTTACCCAGTTTGAAGCTCATAATATCTTGAACGGACAAAAAGAGTTGGCTAAGAAATACTATAACAAGATTGAAAAGTATATCGATGCTCAAGTGGATTAATTTCCCCCTAGATAATGCAAGTAGTACCACCGAGAAGCATTTAAAAAAATAAAGGCATGAGAAGCCCTTCGAAGTCTTTCGAGTCTTCGGGGGGTTTTTCTGGTAGCATTCTAACTCTTCAAAACTTAGGAAACTTTGTTAACTTGATAAATCTTTTTAAGTTTCTGGAGTGTTGGCTGTACCTTTCAAGTTCTTCGAAGTTCTAAAAGGTACAAATACAGGGCTTTCGAGCTTGTGAAGTCTTACAGGTGGGCAGGAGACCACCCCCCCTCCCCCATATATCTATAGCATACTCATACAAAATTACAGAAACCGGGCATTAACCAGTTAGACTTATCTGGTTTACAAAATCGCCCCGAACCCGATGGATTCTTTTAACTGACTTGGGAGTTTTTGGGAGGGTTGGTTTGGGCTACATCTACTATAGTGAACCCCGGGGGGCACTAAAGTTATTATACCTAATAAAAGTGAATTTGTCAATAGCCTTGACAACTTTATTTTACGACTGTATACTAGATAACATGGCAATACTTCCGAGTGCAACAAATGATAATCAAAGACAGTTAACCGAAAAGCAGCAATCTTTTTTGGACCACCTAGTTGAAACCCAAGGAGATGCTAAAAAGGCTGCTGAGTTGGCTGGATATACTAGCCATTATCACCATGTTGTTAAGACATTAAAGAATGAAATCCTAGAATTAACTCAGGAGGTCTTAGCAAACTCTGCTCCTAAAGCTGCATTTAAGCTTGTGGAGATTATGGAGTCTAATAGACCAATTGTACAGGCTAATAATAAGTTAGCAGCAGCTCAAACTTTATTAGATAGAGTAGGAGTTTCTAAAGTAGATAAATTAGATGTTAATCATAATGTGAGCAGTGGTATCTTTTTGATGCCGGATAAAGCTCCGATAAATTTAGATAAGGAAGATTATGAAGATATTTCTGACGGAAGTTGAAAAAGAAGGTAAAAGATACGCAGGTCCTAACATACTTGCCGAGACTTGGGAGTTAGCTGAAGAGGCTGCTACCTTCAACGGTTTAATTTTAATTGGTGAGTTTCAAGAAATCGTTGCTGATGGTACAGTAATGCACTATTTAGAACGAGATATAGAACCTCGAACCCTGCACTAATGGCATACTCAAGACAAGTAGTAGATAGGTTTGAAAGTGTTTTAAATAACCCTGACAAACATGCGGTTGGTAGGTTTGACCCTAATGACCCAAATGTAGCTACCGGTTTAACCGGAGCACCTGCTTGTGGCGATGTTATGAAGTTGCAGTTAAAGTTAAATGGTGATATTATCGAAGATGTAAAGTTTAAAACTTATGGTTGTGGTTCGGCAATAGCCTCTAGCACTATGTTTGTTGATATGTTAAAAGGTAAAACAATTACTGAAGCTAAACAAATAAAAGATGCAGATATAGCTAAAGCCTTAGATTTACCTCCAATAAAACTACATTGTAGTGTTTTAGCCGAAGAAAGTATTTCCAAAGCAATAGCAGATTGGGAAGCAAAAGTAAAACATAGACAACATAATCAATATGGCAACTAAAAAAAAGAAAAGCACAGTAAACAAAGCCGGTAATTATACTAAACCTACCATGCGTAAGAATCTTTTTAATAGGATTAAAGCTGGTAGTAAAGGTGGTAAGCCGGGGCAATGGTCAGCTCGTAAGGCTCAAATGTTAGCCAAACAATACAAAGCTAAAGGTGGTGGTTATAAATAATAATGGAGTTAGTTGGAATTTTTATTTTAGTAATACCTTTTGCGATTGGCTATCTAATCGGCAAACAAGCAGGTATTAAAGAAGAATATAATAAAAAAAACAATTAATGACAGATTTTATTTTATTAACAACTTTAACTTTATGTATTCTTGCTATGATAGGTGAAAATTCAAATCCTCGAGGCATGAATATATTTTGGTATAAAGTTAATGTTAAAAGAAGAGCTTACTGGAAAGCTTTAACAGAATACGATTCTGGTAATAACAAAGGTAACGGACCAAGATAAAATGGCTGACCCTAAAAAAGGTACAGGTAAAAAACCTAAAGGTTCTGGTAGACGTTTATATACTGACGAGAATCCTAAAGATACCGTTAGTATTAAATATAAAACACCTGCAGATGCTCGAGCAACTGTAGCTAAAGTAAAAAGAATTAAAAAACCTTTTGCTCGTAAGATACAAATATTAACAGTTTTAGAACAACGTGCTAAAGTAGCTGGTAAAAAAGAACAAGCTATGATAGCTAAAAAAGGTAAAGAAGCAATTAGAAAAAAACATGGCACTAAAAAAAAGTCAAAAAAGTCTTAGAAAGTGGACTAAACAAAAGTGGCGAACTCCAAGCGGTAAGAAGTCTTCGGAGACTGGTGAAGTATACGCACCTTCTGCTAAGATTAAAAAACTTAAATCAACTCCAGCAGGAAGACGTAAATTAGCAGCAGCTAATAAAAAGAAACGAGAAGCTACTGCCAAAGGTAAACAACATGCTCAACATGGCTTACATCGAAAAACTAAAAAGAAAAAGAAGAAGTAATGACTAAAAAGAAAGATTCACGATTAGAAAAAGCTGGAGTATCTGGATATAATAAACCTAAACGTACTCCTAATCATCCTACTAAATCACACGTAGTCGTTGCAAAAGAAGGTGATAAAATAAAAACCATTAGGTTTGGACAACAAGGTAAAAAAGTAGGAACATTAAAAGGTACAGCAGGTAAACCTAAAAAAGGTGAGTCTGCTCGAATGAAAGCAAAACGAAAAAGTTTTAAAGCACGTCATGCTAAAAACATTAGAAAAGGTAAAATGTCAGCAGCATGGTGGGCAGATAAAGTAAAATGGTAATACAATGGCACAACCACAGCAAGAACAACCACAACTGCTTACTGCAGAAGAATTAAAAGAATTGATTAGACAGCAATCATTAGCTTGTCATAATCAGTAACTCGTTCAGCTCGTAAGAGCCGGAAGTAGATTAGAAAGGAAAACCTCCTTGCAAAAGGGTAAGCTAAGTACCAGTAATGGGAACAGAGACCGACATCTATCGAAGGAACGCAATGGGTGATGTACAAAAGTACATTTAATTTAATTGCAAAACTGGAGATTAATATGTATTGCTACAGAGGTATTAGATATAATGCACAAGACCTTAAGAAGCAAGTCAAGAAATCTAAGAAAAGTGACACTGTTACTTATCGTGGAATAACTGGCAAACTTGCTGCTTAAACAAATTTCCTGAGTAAGAAGTTAAACTGCTCAATTTATTATGCCACATGCAGGACACTTTAAAGTAAAATCAGCTCAAGTTCGTAATCGCATGGCTCGTAACAAAGCCAGAGCAAAAACGAAAGGAGTTAGCGATGAACAGTTTGCTGACAACTGGGATAAGATTTTTGGTAAAAAAGATAAAAAGAAATAATTATGAAGATGTTACCTGATGGATATCGCAGACGGTCTTCGTCAACTATTCCTTTTGGTTATGAAGAAGATGAGCTAGTAGAAGGTTATTTAAAACCTATCGAACACGAATTAGACATCTTGCGAGAGGTATCTGAAGCTATTTTTCATGGTGAGATTAGTTTGGGTATTGGTGTGGATTGGTTAGAAGCAGAGACTGGTAAGAAAATATCTCGACCCGGTTTAAAAAAACATGTAGATAAAGTGTATGGAAGAGTGGGAAAAAAATCCTGAAAAGTACTTGACAAACCCTGATGGGAGCTATATACTTAACAAAGACGGTACTCCACGTAAAAAAGGTGGTAGACCAAAGAATTCAGAACTATCTGATGTTCAATTAGCTTTACGAGCTAAGAAGAAATTAGATAGAAAAAATAGTAAAGTAAAAAAGCTAACAAGAAGTTTAGCTAAAGTAAAAAAAGAAGTTAGTGCTGAAGAAAAAGCTTTAACTTCAAATGTACTATCAGAAGAAGAAACAAAAGTTCTTCCAAATGAAATACAAGAACATTTAGATAGTACCGGTTCACATGTAGCATTTATGCCAAATGAAGGACCGCAAACAGATTTTTTAGCTGCATCAGAAAAAGATGTTCTTTATGGAGGTGCAGCCGGTGGAGGAAAAAGCTTTGCAATGCTTATCGACCCACTGAGGTATTGCCATAAGTCGGCTCATAGAGCTTTAATACTTAGAAGGTCAATGCCAGAGCTTAGAGAACTTATAGATAAATCTAGGGAACTGTATCCAAAAGCTTTTCCCGGAGCTAAGTTTAGAGAAGTAGAAAAGTTATGGAACTTTCCTTCTGGAGCAAAAATAGAATTTGGATTTTTGGAACGAGATGCAGATGTGTATCGTTATCAAGGACAAGCATACAGTTGGATTGGCTTTGATGAAATTACACACTTACCAACAGAGTTTGGTTGGAACTATCTAGCATCAAGGTTGAGAACAACTGACCCAGAGCTGCCAACGTATTTACGTTGCACAGCCAACCCGGGAGGAGTTGGTGCTCAATGGGTTAAGAAAAGATACGTTGAACCTGCTGACCATAATAAAAGTTTTAGAGGTCATGATGGTTTAACTAGGAAGTTTATCCCGGCTCGATTGCAGGATAATCCTTTCCTTGCCGAAGACGGTGAGTATGAACGAATGTTACTTTCGTTACCTGCTGTACAAAGAAAGCAGTTATTAGAAGGTAATTGGGATATTAGTGAAGGTGCTGCTTTTGCTGAGTTTGACCCAAGCATTCATGTCATTACTCCATTTGAAATACCTACTTGGTGGGAGAGGACAAAAGCAGTAGACTATGGATATGCTTCGGAGAGTTGCTGTCTATGGGCTGCAATTGACCCTGAAGATAAGACCATCATTATATATAGAGAATTATACGAAAAGGGTCTTACAGGGGAAGCTCTAGGTAGTAAGATAACAGAATTAGAAAGTAGTGAAGTTAAGTCAATAACAGGTGTATTAGATACTGCTGCTTGGTCAAGGACTGGATATACTGGTCCTACTATTGGTGAAACCTTAATTAAACAAGGTCATAAATTAAGACGAGCTGATAAGAACCGAATAGCAGGTAAGATTCAAATACATGAACATTTGCGACAAGACAGGAATACCGGTAGACCTAGATTGCAAATATTAAGTACATGTACGAATTTAATAAAGGAATTACAAAGTCTGCCTTTGTCACGTTCTAACTCAGAGGATGTAGATACGCATTCGGCTGACCACGCATATGATGCTTTACGTTATATGTTGATGAGTAGACCGAAACTTGACCATCCTTATGATAGAATGTTGAGGATTAAAACAGATATATATGAGCCATCGGATGGCACGTTTGGATACTAATGGCAGAAAACGATAATACATTTTTAAATGCAGATAACATCTACGAAGACGTAGAAGGTGAAGCTGGTAAAAGTATAGTACTTGAAGAAGACCAAAGAATTAATTTAGTTGGTATTATTCAAGGTCGTTTTGCTCAAGCCGAAGAAGCTAGAGAAAGCGATGAAACACGTTGGTTAAAAGCTTATGAAAATTATCGTGGTTTATATGCTAAAAATATTAAATTTAGAGAATCTGAAAAATCTAGAATTTTTGTTAAGATAACTAAAACAAAAGTACTAGCAGCTTTTGGACAACTAGTAGATGTTATTTTTGGTACAGGTAAATTTCCAATTGGTGTTAGTGAAACTAAAATACCAGAAGGTGAAAAAGAATTTGCTTTTCTAGATACTAGTAATCCAATACCGGGAATAGAATCTGGTGAAATACCTGATAATATTGGCAATAGATTAGAAGATGCTCCAGTAGAAAGTATTTATGATGTTGGTTTTGAGGGTGATGGTAAAACTTTAAAACCCGGAGCAACGTTTGGTTCTGGTGAATTATTTGAAGGGTCATTAGAGCAACAAGCAGAAGAACTTGGAATTTTATCCGAAGGCACTAATGCTGACCCAAATGTTATTGAAATATCTCCAGCAAAAAGAGCTGCGAGAAGAATGGAAAAACTTATTCATGACCAAATAGAAGAATCTAATGGTTCATCAGAAATAAGAAATGCTTTATTAGAATGTTCTTTACTAGGTACAGGTATTGTTAAAGGACCATTTAATTTTAATAAACAATTACACAAATGGGATTATGATGAAGAAGGTGATAGAAATTATAATCCTTTAGAAGTTAGAGTACCTAGAATTGAATTTGTTAGTTGTTGGGATTTTTATCCAGACCCAGCAGCAACTAATATAGATGAATGTGAATATGTAGTACATAGACACAAAATGAATAAAAGTCAATTAAGGCAGTTAAGAAATATGCCTTACTTTGATAAAGATATGATTCGTGCTTGTTTGCAAGAAGGTGCAAACTACACTGAAAAAGATTTTGAATCACAGTTAAAAGATGATAATAGAACTGATTATGATTCAACCTCCAACTTTGAAGTGCTTGAGTACTGGGGTATTATGGATGCTGAGTACGCAAGAGAAGTTGGTATTGAACTTCCTGAATCAATAGATGATTTAGATGAAGTACAAATTAATGCATGGATATGTGGTGATAAATTACTAAGAGCAGTAATTAATCCATTTACACCTTATCGTATTCCTTATAATGCATTTCCATACGAAAGAAATCCATATAATTTCTTTGGTATTGGGGTCGCTGAGAATATGGATGATTCTCAACAAATTATGAATGGTCATGCAAGAATGGCTATTGATAATTTAGCGATGGCAGGGTCATTAGTATTTGATGTTGATGAGTCTGCTCTTGTCGGTGGTCAAAATATGGATATTTATCCCGGCAAGATATTTAGGAGACAAGCTGGGATGCCCGGGCAATCAATTTATGGATTGAAGTTCCCAAACACCGCACCTGAAAATATGATGATGTTCGATAGATTCAGGCAACTTGCTGACGAGCAAACAGGGCTTCCCAGCTACTCACATGGACAAACCGGAGTGCAAAGTATGACAAGAACTGCATCTGGTATGTCAATGTTGTTAGGGGCTGCTAGTTTAAATATTAAAACAGTTGTTAAAAATCTTGATGACTTTTTATTGAAACCGCTAGGAGAATCATACTTTCAATGGAACATGCAATTCTTTGAAGGTACATTAGATGTAATTGGTGATTTAGAAATTAAAGCCACTGGTACAAATAGTTTGATGCAGAAAGAAGTTCGAAGTCAAAGACTTACTATGTTCTTACAAACTGCACAAAATCCAACTATTGCACCATTCGTTAAAGTTTCTAAATTGATTAGTGAACTTGCCTATAGCTTAGACTTAGACCCTGACGAAATATTAAATGACCCAGAGGAAGCTGCTATGATGGCACAAATTATAGGAATGCAAAATGTTGGACAAAACACAGGCGAGGAAACTGAACCCGGTAGTGAACAACCCGGCAATATGGGAAGCCCTGCTGGAGTACCTCAAGGACCGCAAGAACTTGGAGTTACAGGCACTGGCGGTGGCAACATCGGAACAGGAAATGTACCGGTTGCAGGGGAGGATACATTCTCTGGTACACTTAGAGGAACTGCCCCAGAAGGTTAAAGAAGCTTTAAAAAGATTAGAACAATAATAATATGATAGATTTTATAAGCTGGATAATATCAATAATAGAAATAGTACCTTGGATTATTTCAGGTGCTTCAACAATAGCTGCACTAACCCCTACCCCCAAAGATGATTTGTTAATTGGTAAACTATATAAAATTATAGACTTCTGTTCTATAAACATAGGTAAAGCCAAGGAGAAATAATATGAAAAAAGGTATGTTGCAAAACGATAAAGACCGTATGAATATGGCAGAAGGCGGTTTACAAAATCCAGAAAAAGCTGATTTAGATAAAGATGGTAAGATATCTTCTTACGAAGAAACTAGGGGCAAAGCTATCGAAGAATCTATGCGAGAACAAAAACAAGAAGGTGGTCCAATGTCTATGGATGACCAAATGAAAATGGCTATGAATATGGCTGATGAATCAGAAATGTCTCCAAAACAAGAGATGCAACCTGATGAAGAAATGGAAGATGATTATGTTGACTATGTAGTTAGTCAATCATTAGACCAAGAAGAAGAAGAATTTTTAATGAAAGAATTAGAAGGCAATCCACAACTTAGTATGATATTTGATAAAGTTATGGAAACTGCCTCAGAATTTTCAGGCTCTGGTCCTATTGAAGGACCGGGCACGGAAGTCTCAGATTCGATACCTGCAAGGTTATCGGATGGAGAGTTTGTCTTTACTGCTAAAGCAGTGGATGTTATCGGAGCTGACAATTTAATGTCATTGATGAAACAAGCTGAAGCTAAAGCAGATGAAAGACTACCAGCTCAAGAAGGTGGAGCTATAAGGGAAGAAATGCAGCAACAAGCTGGGTTCGCACAACCTCAAGAAACTACTCAAAATATTAGAGTAACGAAAGAGACTGTTGACCCTAGTGCGATGGTGCAGGAAGAAAGTGATTTAACGGGAGATGAGATTCGTTCCCAGATGATGCTTGACCCTTATCAGCGACACGTCAGGAGCTAATAGGAATAAAGCCACCCAAGGAAACTTGGCACTTTATAAAACATAACCGAAAGGCTACCTTTACAAGACAAGCCCTGCAAGTGCACACGCAGCTACCTTGTTAAACGAAGCCCCGAATAGGAGTAGAAAATGACTGAACAAGTCCAAAAAGAGGAAACTGCCAATCCTTATAATTTAAAAAAATCTTGGCATACTGGTGAAGATGAACCTTTTAAATCAGCAGACCAGCTTTACTTTGAAGAACCATCTGAGAAGAATAAGTTATTCAAATCAAGTGATGTTAATGAAGCAGAGCAGGTTGGTAATGTTGAAACTGGTAATTTAGAAGCATCAAAAGATGAACCTTATAAAAAACCAGATTATAAAAAACGTTACGATGATTTAAAAAAACATTATGATACTAAACTAAATGAGTTTAGAAGCAGAGAAGAAGAGTTATTAAGACAGGCAACCCCTGAATATAAAGCTCCAAAAACTGAAGAAGAACTTGAAAAGTTTAAAAAAGAGTATCCAGATGTGTTTGAAGTTGTAGAAACTGTTGCTCACATGCAAAGCGAATCTAAGGCAAAAGTTCTAGAAGAACGTCTTAGTAAACTCCAAGAACGTGAAGCAGAAATGATACAACAACAAGCTGAACAAAGGTTATATGATAGACATCCAGATTTTGATGATATTCGAAATAGTGATGACTTTCATGAATGGGCAAAAGAGCAGCCTGAGTCTATCCAACAATGGATATACAATAATGCTGACGATGCTGATTTAGCTAGTAGAGCTATTGATTTATTTAAAAAAGATAAAGGTATTGACCTTCCTAAAAAGGAAAATAAGTCATCTTCTAAAAAGGCTAGACAATCTGCTGCCGACATGGTTTCAACTAAAACAACTGCGGTTGAACCAGTCCAAGAGAAAGTTTGGTCTGAAAGGGAGATTGCTGCAATGAGCATGGATGAGTTTGATAAGTATGAAGACGAAATCAGCGAAGCTATGCAACAAGGCAGAATCGTTAAATAAACTATAAACACAAAGGAGTATTATCATGGCTCAATTTTTTGAACCGTCAACTGATACTGATGCTAACTTTGCAAACTCCGTTAGTGGACAAACTAATAGTTTTTTCCTACCTAAGATTTATTCGAAAAAGGTTTTAAACTTCTTTAGAAAAGCCTCGGTAGTTGAAGCTATTACTAACACTGACTATGCTGGTGAAATATCCGCTTTCGGAGACTCTGTTAGGATTATCAAAGAACCTGTGATTTCAGTTTCTGATTACACAAGAGGTTCTGACACTACTCAAACAAAGTTAACTGACCAAGAGATAACTTTGGTTGTAGATAGTGCAAAAGCTTTCAAATTCATCGTAGATGATATTGAAACTAATATGTCACATGTAAACTTCAAAGAAGTCGCTACATCATCTGCTGCATATGCATTGAGAGATTCATATGATGCTGCTGTTATAGCTTCTATGTTCTCTGGAGTTTCTACATCTTCACCTGACCACGTGCTAGGTGCGGATGCTTCTGCTGCTACTCAAACTATGGGTCAGCATCAAGGTGGCTCTAACGCTATAGACTTAACTGGTTCTGATGGAACAGGAACTGACCCTCTAGATGTAATGTCATTTATGGCTAAACTTCTAGATGAGCAAAGTGTTCCAGAAGAAGGAAGATGGTTCGTTGCACCACCTTCATTCTACAATGAACTAGCTCAATCTGGTTCTAAGTTACTGTCTGTAGACTTTAACGCAGGTCAAGGCTCTATAAGAAATGGTCTTGTATCTAGTGGTAAACTAAGAGGATTTGACATGTACAAATCTAACAACGTTGCTGCTGCTAGTACAGCTACTGGTAAAATACTTGCCGGTCACATTTCTTCGACTGCAACTGCTCAAACTATCATCTCAACTGAGGTTCTAAGAGACCCTAGTTCTTTCGGTGATATCGTAAGAGGATTGCACGTTTACGGAGCAAAAGTGTTAAGACCTGAAGCATTAGTTTCAGCTTTTTACACAGTTGATTAATAAAATTGGGGGAGTCTTCGGACTCCTCCTTTTTTTAAGGAGATACAATGGAAAAACAAATTAGTTACTACGAAACAATTCATGAAAAAGAAGAAAAGTGTTCAGAGATGGTAGGTCACAACACTATGAGATTTGAATACGAAAACGACAAGGGAGAAAAGTAATGGAACACGGAAAGAAAAAAATGATGTACGGTGGCATGGCTCGTAAGAAAAAAATGTACGGTGGTATGGCTCGTAAGAAAATGAAACATGG